ATCCATTCTTCGCTCGGCACTTTCCCGTTACTCTTTGGCGCATCGTTCTGGGGGAATGCGATAATCGTGCGCTTCTCGGCGTAAGGCGCGGCCAGCTTACCGTTACTTGCCCCCCGAGTAACAACCCAGAGCTTTGTAGCGGCTGCGTCAATGCCTACAGAGTGTGCGATGGCGAGTGCATCCCACTGCGACTCGAAAACATACACCTCTTTGGACTCGTTATTGCCGAAAACAAGTGCCTCATTGCTGATTCCTTTCGGCTCAAAGCGCCAGCCGCCATCCTCGACGCGGAAATGGTATCCCGTGCCGCATTTGAATGCCGGATGATCGCCATTACGGCCCAAGATGCCGATCTCCTTGGCCCAGCGCATCGTTTCAACGCCGATATTGCGCTCGTCGGCGATCTTCTGAATAAATGCCTCGTCGGCTTCCGCTTGGCACTCACTCCACGGCTTGGAATAAACCTTTGAGCCGTTTAACGAGAACTTCGCCGCTGGCGGCTTTTTCTCTTGGCGCTCAATGCCGGCCATCGTCAGAAACCGCTCAATCGCGGCCTTGCGGTCGATATTTTCGACTTGTTCGATAAAGTCGATTTCATCCCCTCCCTCGCCGGTTCCGTGGTCGAGAAATTTCCACCTTCCGGCCTTCTCGTAGATGCCCCATGACGGGGATTTCTCGTCGCGGAATGGCGATTTCACGCTCGACTTGGCAAATTCGCCATAGCCCATCTTGCGCATGAGTTCTGGCAGCGGCAGATTGGCGCGGGCTTCTTCTATTTTGTCCATGCCGCCCCTCCCGTTTCAAACCAATAGCCATCTTCGTCCTTCCAGACGAGTCCGCGCATTGACATGTGATCGAGCGTGTGATTGCCGAGCTTTTTAGCTGCGGCCCAGTAATCGGGGTGCGCGCCATGCGGCAGAATCTCTTCTGCCACCGACGCGCAATCGATGAGTTTGTTTTTAGCCAAGGCCCGCCACACGAATATTTCTAATTCGTGTTCGGGAAGTTCCGATTCATTCATTGTGTAGAAAAACCCTCCACACCTTCCGGTTCAGAAATTGGCCCTGCAAATAGGCTCCGGTCGGCGTGAAGGGTAAAATGTTTTTTGCATTTGTTGAAGGGCTTTCTGACGGCCCGTGTGCAATGTCTATTGCAATTTGCGCTTCCTGTCAAGATGCCTTCTTAAACTCTCCTCCGCTTCCGACTCAACGAACCGAGTCGCCTGCGTAACAATCTCAAGCCATCGGCCATCGATCTGGATCTCCCAGTCCCAGCGATAACAATCGTCCTGATGGTTAGGCCAGCACCGAAGCGGGTATCCGCGCCAGGTTGATGCGTTCATTTCTTTTTCTCCTTCTTGAACCAGTTCGGGAAATGCCCGAAGTCCCTTGGTTCGGTGACTTCGGCATTCTTTCCGCAAACATCGCATTTGCCATAATGCCAGGTAGCAACTCGCGTGAGTATTCGCCCGTGGATTTTAGCACACGGAACGCAACTCCATGATGGGTATGCTTTCATTCGTCTTGATTGGCAAGGAAGTTATCAAGCTTGGCGATGTCTCTTTTCAGCATTTCATTCTCTGCTATGAGATCATTGCGCTGGCGTTTTAATTCAGCAATCAACTCATTCGCCGCCGCCTGATAGCTAGCGAGAGCGTTTTCGAGAAGCTGAACTTTGTTCGTAATCTGTAACATATTGTTCAATCTTTTGCATATCCTCCACCGCCTGCGATCTGCCCTCTGGTGTATCGTCGTATGTGTTCTGGTATTTCGGAAATGGCTTATCGCGACATAACCGAGAACCCACGGCGCAACCATTGCAACAGATCACAAGGCGGATGGAGAACTCTAGCATTTAGAACGGGATGTCGTCCCCGTCTGAGGGTTTCTTGGTGGCAGGCTTTCCGGCCTTCCACGCTTTCAACTCATCACCAAATATCCAGCGATCGATGCAGTTGAATTTCTGATCTGGGTTGTTGGTTCCTGCCTCTTCACCGATCTCGGCCACGCCAACCTCGCCGATCAAGTCGGTTGCTTCGACGCTCACCTCTTCGCCGGGAACGACGGCTTGACCGATGCTGGCAAGGAATTGATCAATTTTCCACGACGCTTTCGCCGTGAACACCAAGTGATCCCAGACTTCCGGCCCCTCGACATCATCCTTCAACAGGATTTTGCAAACGAGTTTGATCATTGGGTTGCCGTTCTGGCTTGTCTTCTCGACGGCGTTGCGGATTTCTACGCGGTAGATTCCCGGCTCCACGAAATAGGTTCCGGCCTTTTTTGGTTCTTCTTGTTTGTAGCTTGGCATTTTATTTTTCTTTCTTTTTAACTTGGCGCATTTGCGGTGAGCCTGGCGCGCTTTTAACCAGTTTCTCGGCATCCTCGACGCCAACCTCGGCGGCGAGTTCCAGAAATTTGTCGGCGGAGATTTTCCCGCCGGTTGCATAATAGATTTGTTCGGGCTTGCACTTGGCGATCACGGGAATGGCATCGGCGGGCTCGACATAGCGGCGGTTTGCCGCGTTCGTCAATTTCCACCCATCGATCTCTTCACCGGCCTGCAGGCGTTCTTTGAGTGCATCGGTAAGTGGCCCGCCGAACTCTTTCTCGAACCACTTGAACCGCACCACGAAGTCGCTGTGCTTGGCCGGATCGGCAAGGATGCGATCCCTGATGATCGTGAGCGTGTCAGCATTCGTGGCATCGATGTCGGCCAGCGCCGCCTTGCTCTGTAACACCAGCGCCTTGCATCGATCTTTATTAGCGCACCAATCGCAATACTCGCAAGGCTGTGGCTGCGCCAGCGGGCTGGTTGCCATGCCAACAACATCGGCCAAGATGCGCTCGCATTGCTCGCGTGTGAACTCGTAGCTGCGAACGGCCTGTTGATCGACATAGACAACATGAGCTGTCCACTTGTCTTCCCAAGCCGCATCCATGCAGGCTAAACTGTAGGCCATTAGCTGCTCGCGATAATTCCTAATCTGGCCTGTCTTAATGTCGGCCACCCACTTCGCGCCGACGCACACCGCATCGGCAGTGCCGGGGCGTGATAGCCCCGGCACATCCATCTGCAAGTATTCCTCGCGGGTTTCGATCGGATGCTCTTGCGCTAATTCCCGCAGCTTCGCAACGCCCCACTCCACGGCAGTCTTATCCTCTTCGGGTTCTATCTCGGCGCGGAAATCGCCGACGATCCAGTTGCGAATAGCGGCATCGATCCTCGTCCCGCGCTCTGCCGCTTCGCTTGCGCCACTAGCGCCAACGAATACGGGGCAGCTTGCGAGCTTGGGAAGCATTGATGGTGAGATTTCTTTCATTTTCCTGCCTTCCAGCTAGCGACAGCCGCCAAGAACGCATTCACATCGGATGCAATGCGCTTGAGCGCCTTGTCGCTGCAATCTCGCCATGTCTGGCCTTCTTTGATTTGGCCTTTAGCAACCAAGAAAGCCTCGACAGAGACGCAGGATTCATCAATCGGCACCTGCCATGCGGGGATTTCTTCTGGCTTGGTTTCGACGGGAATCTCTGCCTGTTTTTCCGTCACCTTTACAAACAAATGCGCCACCGAATCCCACACCATCGGAAGCTCTTCCGCAAGCCCGCTGCGAGTCTTGGCATCGTAGGCCGCGCTGTGAGTGGTTAGAATGATGCGCTCCTTGCCGCCCACACCTTTGCTTCTGCCGCTCTCGCTTTCAACCGTCTTGGTTTTGAATTTGAAAAACCAAAGCTCATCGGCCCACTCTTTAAGCAACGGCGCGCTTTGCTTGGTAAGCTTTAGCTCATATCGATCGTAAGCCGACAGCATATCTGGCGGCTCGACGCGCTGCACTTTCGAGTGCGCGATGAATACGACATTCTTACCGCTGGCCACGATCTGATCAGCGATAGTAAGCAGTCGGGCAAACTTCTCGGCCAGCATAACAAAGCCCTTTCCATAGCCGTAGTCTTCCACGCTTTTTTTCTTGTACTGCGCCAACATGCCTTCCAGCACCAAGCGTTCGGCCCAGTCTGCCGAGTCGATGATCACCGACTGGTAATCTGTCGTTTGACATTCGCGAATGGCGGATTCGAGTTCTGCTAGGGTTGCGATCTCCACGCGATCGGTCTCCAAGTGAGCCGTGCCGCCCTCGACATCAAGGAAGAGGGGTTTCGGGAATTGCGCGGCGAAGGTGGATTTGCCCACCGATTCGACGCCGTAGATGACAACGCGCTGTGCGCGGGTTTGTTTGCCTTTGGTTATTTTCATTTCTTTAGGTTTTCTGTTTTGCGGTTAAGATTTTGCGCTGCCCATTTTTTTATTGGCCGCAATGTCGCGAATAATGCAGGGCGGTTCTTTGCCTAGGTCTTCGTAAAGCTCAATCAACGCCTTTGCAAGTTCGCTGTGATAGCGCGGCTTGACGGCTGAACCATCGCGAGCAAAGCCTTTTGATATTCCGACAGCCTCTCTTGCGCCTCGGATATTGTTTTCCGTTACGGGGAATCCAAGCTCCCGCGAAGCCTTTAAGGCGACCGAATTATCGCTTGCTATGGTGGCGAGTTCTCGGTTGTTTTCGATATACATATTAAGCTTGTGCTGTTTAGCAGCGCCCAAGTGGTTGTATTTTTGTTTCATTTCTATTTTCTTTTCTATTCGTCTTTATTTCACGGAAGCCGCCGACGATTCGGCATCAGTGTTTTTCGGCCAATCCGAAAATGGTTCGCGATATTGATTGGTATGGCGAAAGATGTAAAGCCTAGTATTTGGATGCCATGGGCCTTGACTTCCGACATGCAAATCCATGCAATGCTTTTCAGCAAATTCCTGCATGGATTTATCGCATTCGTGATACGGCATATTATAAACAGCCCTTTGGGATTCGTTAGCAAATTGAACGCTGCCGCAATGATCCCATGTGGGGTATTTGTAGCGAAAATGATATTCCCAATCATATCGATGGTCATCTTCAAGCTCTAAGCGAAGCTTGATTTTTTTCTTAAACCATCCCGGAAGATGCCCTGCTTTATGCGTAGGATTCCATGCCGCCATTGCAGCCCACCCTTCAAGTCTTTTTATTTCATTCATAATTTTACTTGGTGGCCGACGAATCGACAAATGCGCTCTCCCGCACAATGCGGAAAAAATCCTTGGCAGGCATCACCGCCAGCCATTCGTGATCATTGCGCCGGTGAAGCACCACCGGCAGTTTCTCGCCGCAGTCCCGTTGCGCCTGGCTCACCCAATCGTAAGGGTTCCCGCGCTCGGTGCGCTTAACTTCAAAATGCAAGCCACTCAAACTCTCGCACACCACATCCGGCGAGTCTGTGCCGCCAGCGAACTGCTGGCCTCGGCGCGCGGGGAAGCCTTCATCAGTTAGGAAGGCGGCGGCTTCGCGCTCACCTCGTTTGCCTTTTTGGTTAGAATTCAAATGTAGAAGGTCGCTCACAGAGCGGGCAGATGTTTAGGTTCGGCGCGGGCCTGTTTGCGAGAGCAATGACGAGAACGCCAATCGCAACGCACAATGTTATAACAAGCATCGCCGTCCATTCTGGGGTCGTGGGTGGTTTCATGACAAACATTTTTTTCTAAATTGGCATGCGGGGATTCCGGTAGCATCGCAGATTGTTTCAAACCACTCGCCTCGCATGAAAGAGAGCGACTCAGCCTTGTTGAGCGCCTGTTCTCTTCTGCTGTTTTTACCCTTCAGCTGCCGCTCGTCAAGCATGTCCTCAAGCGTGACCTCAAGGATGCCAAGAAGCAGGCGGTGATAATTCAAGTTGATGAGCTTCTCAGCGGTTTTCATTTGCGCTCCCGGCGAACGCGGTTTTCGCGATTGAACCACCAGCGGCGGATCTGTTCGCTTTTAGTTTCGGCCCGCATAGAGCCGACGATGTAGCCTGCGATGCCAGCGGCCAATCCGCCCAGCAGGTAGGAGAGAAGAAATTCTGTCGAGTTCATTTGTGTTTCCTTTCGAGTTTTGTGGTGTGCGGCCAAAGGCCGTGTTGGTTGTGGAATTGGTTTTTTGCTTCGGCCCTAGTCGCTGCGAAATAGTAGTCGCCTAGCGTGCCGAATGGGGTGAGTGCGGCGCAGTGGTAGAGGTTCATGGTGCGCGGAGCTTTCTAAGCAAGCTGACATTCTGCCTGATCTGTTTGAAATACTGCGGCAGGGCGTGGCGTAGTTTCCAGCAAAAGCTGATTCGCATCATGAGTAGTATGCGAAGCTCGCTGGCTTCGTCGGGGGTGAGTTGAGTAGACATGGCTTGGGAAGTCGGCGCAGGGATCGAACCTGCGCCTTGGGGTTTTTAGATGCCTTGGAGGATTTCGCGGCCAGCATTGATCGCTGCGTCGGCGCTTCTTGTTTTACCCCTTAAGGCAGGATTGGGAAACCCCCATGAAATTGTGTTTGCGCCATTGCCATCTTTATTTTCTTGCGCGGCCCAGATGCAAAATTCTTTGCCGTATTTGGAGATCGCGTTGCTGGTTTTTTTGCTGAGTGTTTTCATTTTGTGTTTCTATTTAGGTTTCTGTTTCTGTTTCGCTCGCGGTTCCCCGCTTGCTTGGTGATGAAATTAGAATTCCCTTCACAGATGTAAATAAAAAAGTGAAAAAAATATTTTCACTCTAGCGAAAGATTTTTCTTTACACTGGCGCAAAGTCCGCAGAGCCGCATGAATGCTAGGTCTGCGGGCGATAAATGTTGATTTCTCTAATGATTTTTCCTGTCATTGCGCGGATTTTTTTCACCTCGATTTTGCCTGCTTCAGCCATCCGCGCCATTTGATTTTTGGCTGCGTTCATTGCTATGCCGCTTTTTTTGGCGATGCCTTCCGCCGTCATCCATCCATCGGATAGGTAGGCATCGAGATCATCGACGGCCATGCTATCAAAAACTTTCGCCCACGCACTCGTCAGAGCGGCAGAATCCACGGCTGATCCTTTTTTCGTTCGCATAAATTTACTGTGATACCTTTGTCGGTGTAATGCCCGTAGGCGAATCCTTGGCTCCAGGCTAGAGTTGCCCTGCGGGTGTCGGCATAAGGCATATCAAAGCGCGCCAGCATCCCGACGCAATATCCCGATGCCCCGGCGATCGTGCGAGCGCGCTCCCAGCCTACGCGGTGAAGGTGCGCCATCACGCATTGGCCGTAGGTTTCCGCATGGTCGCGGATGGCTTGGACATTATACATGTAGCCATGAAGGAACTTCGTTCCGCCAAGCTCAATGAAGCTTCGAATGCCATAAGGCGTGAGCTTCGCCTTGAGCTTCTTTGCCGTTTCTTCGATGCGTTGGATCGTTAGGCTGGAGGCATGGGCGACGAGCGCGTTGGGCGATGCTGTGAGCTTCCAGAGCCGCGCCTCGTGATTGCCGCACAGGATGAAGTTTGGCTTGAGTTCGTGAAGAAATTCTATGCCCTCGGAAAGATCGCCGCTGATGTTGGCGGCGTGATCACTATCGTTCGTGTCGCGGATCGCCCCGCTGCGAAATGCGGCGAGATCAAGGAAGTCGCCAAGGTGGATCGTTGTGTCGGGCTTCCATCGCGTCTTAAATTCCAGCACGGCCTTGCGGGCGTCGGGATCGATCTGGTCGCCGTGGCTGCAACCCACGGCCATCCATTTTTTCCATTTGGTTACAGGTGTCATTTTGAAGGTGGTTCGTCGGGCCCAAAGCCGTCGCGGCTAAACATTGGCCTGCCGTCATCATCGAGAAAAGGGAAATGCTTTAGGCATCGATATGCCCTTTCCTTCAGCTCGCTCACTTTCTTGGGCCGCGTCTCGGTAAACAAGAGATCGCGCAGAAAGTCCTGCGTTTTGCGAAGCGCCCAGTATTGCTCGCGCCGCAGGCTCATGCCTCGGCCTCCTTGTCTTCATCCTCGTCCTCCTCTTGCGGCCAGAGAATCTCATCGGCATCGCGGGCGAGTTGGCGCACCGCATACTCGTTGCCGAATTTGATTTCCATGTGGCAAGTGGTGCCCTCCTCCTCCCAGCTCACAATGGCAAGTCCGCAGTCGAAATTTTCGGCAAGAATCGCTCGCACTTGCTCAAGCACATCGCTGCGATCTTTCGGCGGTTTTTTCATTTGATGATTCGGCCCATGATCACGCGCATGGCATCGAGCGCCTGGAGCGAGCAATCGTTCTTGCGTCCCGGCGCCACATCGGCGTGACGGATGATGTTGCGCACAGGGATGTCGAAATCGGCCATGATCGGCTTGAGATATTCCGCCGCACTCATCAACGCATCCTCGCTCGGTGGCTGCGTGTAGGTGTCGCCTTCAAAGGCTAGGCCAACACAAAATTCGTTGCAGTTCTTCCGGCCCTTCCACTCGCTGATCCCTGCATGCCATGTTCGCATCGTCGGCTCGGCAAGCGCGGTGCGTTTTCCCGTGTTAGAGACGATGCAATGATACGAGACGCGGCTCGCCGGATCCATGCACCACGCTACACTTCCCGCATACGCTCCACTCGTGTGGTGTAGCAAGATGTGGGTGGGCAGGATTTTCTTCCTTGCTGTCACATTCGGCGTGTGCTTGCGAGTCTCTTTGTAGAGCGGGCGCGATGGTTTAACCAGCGTGTCGTATTCGCGCTGAAGCTCGGCGAGCGTGGTTGGTTGCGGCGTCTCGACTGGCGGGGTAATTCGCGGAGCAAACAACCTGCGCAGGAGTTCGAGGATCATTTGCTCGATGTCGGCCTTGGCAACTCGTAAGAGAAGGTGCCGTAATCCGTCGAGAAGCCCACGCGCAGAGTCTCGCATCCGCACAAGGCCAACAGGCAGGCGCTCATTAAAAACGCGATTGCGAGCATCGTCGCGAGCTTGGCGGGCGGGATCATTTCTTTGAGTTACGCAGAAGGTTGATTATTCCCACCGCACCGATCGCGGTTGCCACGATCTGGTTGGCAAGTTGCGGCTCCAGAACTATTCCGAAGCTGCCTGCGATTAAGATTATCCCGCGCCAGGTTGAACTCTGCCCGAGATAGTTAAGTGCTGTATCAATCAATTTCATTCTTTTGGCCTTTCAGTTTTCGCGACATGTAAACCGCCGTGCAAATGGCAGCGGCTAACCCAAAGCAGGCGGTCGCGAACTGCACGCCTGCTGTGAGGTGGGGGAGAAGGGACAAGAAAAGCGATGCGCTCGATGTGGCGGTTCCTACGAAGCCAACGAAAATGGGATGGTCGTTCATTTTACTTTCTCCGCGCGAACCCAAGAGCCTTGCTCAATCACGGCGGTAAATCCCGTAATTGCGGCATTCTGCGCGAAACGGAATGAAACGGTTCCTGCGGTTGATCCGGTTTGCAAATACATTTTTTGCATGTTAAAAAAGGGCTCGTCAACATTGCCATCGTCATCAAAAATTACATCTCGGCTTGCAAGGCTGACGCCGCGCGGTGAGAGTGAACTGTTTGCAATAGTTCTGACTAGGCCACTAAATTGCGTGGCTCCTGCAGGAATGGAAACCTGCCCGTCAATATTTCCGTTGGCAGCTTCTGACTTACACAACAAATTCCACTCCACTAAATACTCCGAATTCGCCTGCGCCGTCCAATTAAGGCCGGTGATGGCAACAAGCGATGTCGTGGCATTCGTGGCCGCCGCCGTGAGGGCTTGGAAAATATAGGAAGGATACCCATTCGTCGGCGAAAACGAATCCGCATCGATCAACTCCTCCGCCACCGAGCAGGGTTGCAAGATCACCGTCTGGCGAGTGCCGCTCTCTGTGAGTTCAAGCTCAAGATCGAGATCAACAGCGGCGCTGTTGCCGAGGAGATCGCGCAGGGCGAAGGTCGCGAAGTTCACATCGGCAGTTTTGCCGGGTTTGGCGGTTGTGCCGTTTTGGACGGTGAGCGTAGGCTGATCCGCGTAGCCTTTCGCGCCTGAGAATGCGATATCGAAATACTCGCCGGGGATGCCGGTGACGATTGCGCCGCCAGAGCCGATAGAGTCGAGAGCTTGCAACGCCGCTTGCACATCGGCGGCGCTGGCGGTTGCAGAGATTGGGGCGGTTTGGCGGGCGATAGTAAATATATTGAAATCCGTCACAGCGCTTGCCGTGATTATTGAGCCTCCAGCGGTAGCGGCAACCGTGAATTGATAGGGTTGCGGAATGGTGCGAACAAAATATGTCGCGTCGTTGACAAGCCCGGTGATGGTTCCGGTAAAATTGATCTGAATCGGTTGGTTTAATGCAAAACCATGATTTTCAGAGATATTATTTACAGCGAAAACGCCATTTGTTACTGCGGACACATCTTCAGCGAAATCAGCCAGCGTAATCGCCGGCATGCTGAATCTGTAGCTGCCTGCAAATGGCTCCCGCGAGAAAGTCAGCCTCTGCACCTCATTCTCCGTATCGCTCCCCGTCACCGTTGTCGCAATCGTAGCGGTAACGGTTGTCCCAAGATTCGTCCACGAATCTTGATAGACGGCAGGCGTAAGCCGAAGCTGGATTTCTTGGATTTCTTTGACGCTTGCCGAGCCAGCGATGCGCTCATCGATGACGGCCACCGTGTCGGGGATGAGTTGCGAGACATTGGCGGTGATGCTGCCCTGCGTTCCGGCAGTCGTGAAGCGCACGGTGAAGTGATCTGCGAGTTCACCTGTCACCGATACACCGCCTGCGCTGGAGATCGCCGAGAGCGCGTTGAGCGCCGTCTGGATCGCGCCTGCCGTGGCAGCGGCATCGATGGCGCTGGTGGTGTCGCCGCCAAATGTTAGCGTGTAGGTTCCTGTCTCTGGCACACCGAGCCGCGAGCCGATGCCGAGCTTCACGCTGGCGCTGGCTTTATCGACAACCTCGAAAGGCCGATTGATCACGCCCGTGGCCTCAAGAAAGTAAAGATTAAAAGCCCCGTTGTCGCCTTTTGTGAATGTCGCCAGCCCCACGGGGGCCGAGTTGGTTTCGCTGGCGACGAGTCGCCTGTTCGTTAAGTCGATGAAGAGATCGCGTGCCATGTCGTTAGTTGGGTGGATATGTCAAATGCGCTTCCCATTTACCTATCGGGCATCGCTCGGTTGCCATGCGTAATTTGGCCCAAGTCGAACAACCGCACTTCGTGCATTTGCCAGTTCCGCCGAAACCGTTAAAATCCCAGAATTCACACTTTTTGCAAATTTCAATCCTTTCATTAAATTGAACCTTTTGACAAATTGAAAATCCTGATTGAAGCCATGTTTCAAAAGCCAATTTAACTTTCTGGATTTGATGTAAATGAGACATTGACATTTAATGTGTAGCTACAATCAAATGGAGCGGATGGAGTTCCAGAAGCAACAAATAGTGCGCAAGGTATTGTTTCGCCGTCTATCGTTATGGATAACGATCCAATATTTACGAATGGATTATTTTGACCGGCGCCCGGTTTTACAATTCCCCACTCGGGACCGGAAAAGCCGCCAAAAGATCTCACGGCCACGCGAAGATTCTTTTGTTGATTATTCGGCCCCCATTGAAATATTAATTCATTTCCAACGCCAGACCCTTCTGGAGCAACTGGCAAAAATTCACTAACAAAACAGATTTTTTCTGTAATTGAAATGGATTCGCTCTGACTATATCCGGGCGGGGTGGGGCTTTCCGAACACGGAGATGAAAGTATCGCAGATATTGAATATGCCAGTATTCCGCCCCTCAACAATGCGTTATATTGCTCGCTTGTGATTTCCGGCTCAAGACTGAATCCTGCATTAAAGCACGGATCACAACATTCGCAGCTTACCTTCCCATCCTTCGTGATCACCTTAATATTCCCAGCCGGATCGGTATTGTATTTGATCGTCATTTAGTCGCAGGATTCGGTTTCAATCCATTGCATGGTTCCGCCCACAGAGCCGAGCACATGAGTCCCGCTTGCAGGCGGCGTCGGTATGTTCAGCCTGCGCTGGCGGTGGCCTTGCATACCGGTGGTTTCTTCGTAAACGCCTTCAGCGATATCGAGCGTGGCGAAGACGAAATCTTTCATCAAATCCGTGGCCTTGATGGCGTAGGGGTAATCGGCATTCGTTTGCCCTGTTGGGCCTTGGGCCAATGCTTGAAAATCAACTGGCGGATCGGATGGCATTAGATTGTTCTACTCCTGAATCCCGACGCAAATGTTTCGTATGTATAAGTAAACTCGCTAAAGGTTCCAAAATTTACTGATGAAAGCTGCGAAAGATATGATCTTTTTTGAATTGTATAAGTTTCAATCTCAAATGGAGTAGTTATAAAACTTATTTCTGGCTCTAACGATTCTGGAACTATTGCAATGTCTGCTGTGGATGCGGACGGCGGCAATGTGCGTTTGATTGTAAAAACATCAGCAATCGCCCTTGCGGAAATTGAGGTGTTGGCAGTTGTTCCCGTCGAGCTATTAAACACACTTGTTGCGAGAACAACAGAAATAAGCGCACTGCTGCGTAATGTATAATCGCCTTGAGTCGGCGGCGGGGATATTCTGCCGTATGCCGTGACACGAAATTCAACAAAGCCATCATCGCGCACAGTTTCTTGCGGTTCGGGAAAAATAACAATTCCGTCAAGCGAAGGGGCGCCATCATCAAATGGCATGGGTTCATTTACGCGAAAAACATTTCTATATTTAGCGGCATCAACCTTTCGGCACGCAAATGAACGCTCCACGCGCACAAGGCCGCTCGGGTAGGTTTGCACCGATCGCCCCGGCATGGCGATCAGGTCGCGGGTTCCGTGGTATGTGTAATTGCTCATTTTTTTAGTATGCTAGTGCCTGCATTGGTAGCTTGCCTTCGATCTTGCTCACAAGCTGCTCGATTTTACTAACGAGTTGATCGATGCTCGAAAGGTGCGTTGTGCCTTCAGCTGAGCCGATCGCAAGATCAATTTGCTCTTTTAGGGAGTCCTTTATTTTTTTGATTGATTCATCTGCGTTCAAATTAAGTTGAGTGCTCTCGCTAAATGTAGAATCTGCAAAAGATTTTGCGGCATCGATTGATTCTTGCCCATCTAAATTCAAAGGAATTGGTTTTGCAAAATCACTCTCAGCCGACTGCTTCACTTGAGAGACGCTATCCTCCCCGTCAAGGCTAAGTTTTGTTGGTTCGGAAAATTCACTGTCTAATGTTTGCTTAATTTGTTCCACTCCCTCTTGCACTTGCGGATCAAGGGTGACTGTCGCCTTGAATTCTTTAAGAGCGGATTCAATCGTGTCTTTTGTTGAAGCAACGCCCTCGCCTATGGCTTCCCGATCAATGTAAGGCGTCACATCAAGACCTTGAAAATTTTCTCGTAAAATGCTGCCAATCTCTGTGATTTTATTGCTCGTCCCCATTTGATCCAAGGCCGGAGTAAGGTCTGCAACGGGGGTTTGGGAAAGTGCGTCAAGACTTCGTTTTACCTGTTCTAACTTAATATCCGTGCTGTCCAGCCCCTGACTTGTAAGACCCAAGTCGCTAATTATCCCCTCAAGGCTCACATTCGGTTCTACATAAATACCAAGGGCCGCCATGAACGCCCTGTATTCTGATTGAACTCCTTTAATTTCAGCATTTAAATCTCTAGCACCTTGATCCATTTTTTTCTGCGCGATCTGATCAGCCATTTGGCCTACGGTTTGCAGATTTGTTGCGGTTTCCTGCGCAGCGCCCGCTGCCCCTTGAATATTGCCTTTAAGCGACTGAGTTCCGGTTTGAGCCTGCAATGCCGCATCTTTGCTCGCCAATAAATTTTGCGCAAGCATGCCCGCCTCATCTTTAGACATGCCTGTATCGCGCATGATCTTCTCGGTAAGCTGCGAATACTCGCGCTGATATTCCAGCCCTTCGGCAAGCTCAGTATTTCCTGCCGCTAAAGCTTCGTTGATCTGAATCTGAAGTTGATAATCCGCAGCCGACTTCTCTTGCCGCTCTGCAATCTTTTCGTTTCGCGCCTGCTCTGCCGCAACTTGCTGCTCGATCTTGGCAAGCTGCTCGCCTGCCTTCTCGTTGGCTTCACCGAGAGAGGCGTTGAGTTCGCCGACAAGAGCGATCTGTTCCGTTTGAAGCGGAATCTGCCCGCCAATCTCGCCGCTCATGTCGGAGAGCGAGATGTTTCCTTCATCGATTAAGGATTTGAATTCCGTTGCGCCTTCGTTAATGCTTGCAAATGCCCCGTCGCTGTCGATTGCCTGAACAGAAGTAGAAACTGAATCGGCGGCGGCTGCGGCTTCTTCGAGCGGAGCGGTAACGCCTGTGGCAGAAACGCCAACCTGATCAATAGACGCAGCTCCATTTTTTGCAGCTTCAGCCGCTCTATTAGACGCATCGATATAAGTTGTAGTGCCATTCACCAAGTCGCTAATCGGGCCAACAACGCTTGAAACCATTGTTCCGAGAAGGTCTAATGCCCCTGTTGCCTCTCCTGTTGAAGTTGCTGCTTCATAATTTCCCTCGCCCGCAGCCTTCGTAACTGTTGCGTATTCTTTGTATTCTCTGATTGCATCAATTAAAATAGAATTCAGTTCTCGCAATGCAGGATTAAGGACGCTTCCGATTTCCTGCCCCAAAGATGCCGCATCAACATTCTGTATTTCGGCTCCTAGCTCTTGCATGGCAGGAATTGTTTCGCTCAAAATTCCGGCGGCGAATTGAGTGAGCTTTCCCTTCACCGCATCAATCGTGTCGCCCGCTCTAGCGAATGTCGCCGCACTTTCGTCCATGACATCGGCCATCCCGCCCGTCCTATCGCGCACATTGTCGAGTGTCTGCGGAAATTCCAATAGCAGCGGAAGCAGTTTCCCGCCCAGCTTCTCACCAAAAACCTCGCTCGCCGTTGACGCTCTTTCTGTTGGGTTTTGAATGCCTGCAATCTTCTGCGCAAAGATTTCCATCTGCTGCGTCGGCGTCTTGCCCGCTAATTGCTCCAAAGAAATTCCCAGCTTGTTCATGGTAGCGGTTTGCCGCTCACCGCCATTGCTAGCATCCTGCATGAAGTTCTGAAGCTTGTTGATCGTCGTTCCAACCTGATCAGCAGATAGCCCCGCCTCTTTGAACGCGCCCTCTAAAATAAAAAGGCTTCCCGCCGTCTCGCCCGTGCGCTTGCTTAAATCATCAAGCCGCCCACCAAGATCAAGCGCATCGCCGAACCCGTCAACGACGGCGCGAGCAGCAGAAAAAACGCCGTTGACGATAGCCTCAAATCCCTTGGCAGCGAGATTGCCAACCGTGAAAGCGGCAGCGATTTTGGCGAATCCAGCATCGAAAAGCCCGGCGCTGTCGCTTGTTTTTTGTCCTGCGCCCTGCACCTTGTTTCCCATGTCGGTGGCTTCATTGCCGAGAGCGTCAAGTTTTGGCTCTGCGGCGTTCGCGGATGATCCGGCCTTATCTATCCCGCTCGCCATCGCCTGCAACTGATCTTGCACCTTCTCGGCCTGGCCGATCTTTCGCATCGTCTGCTGAAGCTCATCAAAAGAAAGCGTGCCACTCTTTACCTCTTCTTCTAAAGAAGTAAGCTGCGCCTGCACAGTCTTGAGCGTCTGCTCTAAACCTGTGTCCTTCGCTCCAAATTCTACGCTAACATCGGCCATACGATTAGGTCATTCTGTCAATGTCGTTTCGCGCTTCTTCAAGATGCGCTCAAGTTGCTTTTTCATTTTCGCCTTTACAACCGAGAGCGCATTGAGTTGCTCGGTTACGGGCAGGATGCGATCAATGTAGGGCGTTGTATTTATCAGCGTCACGGCTGGCTCTGTTAGATTGCTCGTATTGTCGATCACATCGGAATTATATGAGTCAAGTTTGCGAACAAACTCAGGGATTCCCTTGACTGCCGAGCCTGTAAAAACCTTTCGCAATTCCTTAGCGCACGCAGCCCAGCCCGCTTTTGCCCAGCCCACCGTGCGATAACGCGCTTCCAAGTAAGAATCCATCGCGCCTTGATTTACAAACATCTTCTCAATGAATTTCCATCGGCCAATGTCGCGAGTGCGTGATCCTGCGGAAGACATCTTGCCATTCTTGAAAAAACGCTTGTGGAATGAACGCATGTCTCCTTCGGTGGCATCTGGCCTAAAGTGAGACTTATCCGTGCCATAAACGCTTCCATCCTTGCGAACGAAAAGCCGCACATTCCCCGTGGAATATTCTTCGTAATTGTTGCCGATAGCCTGCCCAATCACGCTAAAGATACCCGCTCGCTGCATATTGCGGCCAAGCAAATCCTTGACGATCGCCTTCTCGCCCACCTGCTTTGCCTTTTCATTTCCGAACGGTTGCGTGCGGCGCGATAGCTCGACGCAGAGCAAGCGAGCATTGAAGATCACGGAATCAGGGATCGTGACTTTGCGAATCTGGGAATACTCTTCCAAGATTTGCTTAAACTTTGTGTCCTCAAATTTGAACTTTGGCAAAGGCTTCCTCCAACATGGCGAGAGCGTCAACATCGGCGGCCTTATTGTTGCGCGTCCATGCGCGCCTGCGGCCATGCGCGGCATCATCGCAGAAGATGATTTGAAGGCCCGCGCTGAACGGAAGCTCTTCGGTGATCTCACGCCAGCCCCAGCCGGTGACTTTGGCAATTCTGTAAACATATCCAGCCAGCCAGCCGGGGCTGTTTAGTTTCCCGACGCGGAACCTTTCGCGCCCAACACTTCACTCGCGCTCGATGAGTAGCGCTGGAAGGCCGCATTCATGCCGCTGGCGATCTCACCAGTTTGGAGGTGGTGGGAAATATTCTCATCGATCCATTCGTCCACCGCTTCGGCGAATGCCGCCTTATCGTTTACCACGGCGCGGATTTCTGGTTTCGGTGCCGAGTGGAGGAAGGCGAAAGCACAGGTTTTCCAGATCAAATCTTTTGCGTCAGAAAACACTTCATTTCGTTGCATCCACGATACGGATAGGGCAGTGATTGGGCGCAATTCAATGCCGCTGATTTTCATCGGCCCATCAGCCATCCCTTCTTCGCGAAGGATTTCGTCATCCTTTGCGAGTTCAATATTTGCGGTTTTCTTTTTCATAAATGTTTTGCAAGTTCCTTCTTATCTGCGTCGGTAGCATCTTCACGCACGGCGATGCGTTTCCCATTGCGCTCGATCACGATGTGGCGGGGCGTGCCGCGAATGATATCCACCAGCGCGTCCCTGTTGGAAGCGTAGGCTCGCAGGTAATTCACAAGATGTTCGGGGTCGCGTTTCTCCAAGTCTTCCCCACCCTTCGTCATCCACAACAAAATGTCTTCGGCGTGATCGCCCTTATCGTTGGTGCTGTTAAACCAGAAAACCGTGGATTCCTTCTTGTCGCTGCGAATGGTGCGCGTGACAGGGTTTGGGTATTTGAGCCCAAAACCGAGAGTGGCAAGGGCGGTGGCGGCTTTGAGGTTTGCCGTCCAAACGAATTCTTCTTGGGTGTTTATTGTCTCGCTAATCATAATCTAAAAAGGGCGGCAGACTTTTCAGACGGTCTGCCAGCGTCTCGTCGCCAGGAAATTAGAGGCTTGGATACTGCGTGGCTTCGATCGTGAGCGTCTTGAACGCATCGCTGCCTTGCTCAGAGGAGACAGAATCCACAACGATCTTGCCGCCAGTAACACCGAACTCGGTTGTCGTGTTTGCGAGCGTTAAAAGCCCTGCGACGGCAGCGGTGGCAACACCAGTCGAGCCATTGATCGCGCCAGCGATCGAAATCGTGGCTGTGCGGCCATAATAGGAAACGGCAACAATGTCGCCATCCTCGTCCATTAACTCACTTTTGGAGCTTTGAACGCTGCGGGAAAAGCTGGAAAGGATGATGCCGGTTTCGGCGGTTGCTCCAAAGATGACACTCGAAGCGGCGGAAGAAGTGATAACGGTTGCGGCCATATTTGGCCGAAATTGTCAACTCACAAGCGCGGCGTGAACTTTGAGCGTGACTGAGCGCAAGAAATGCCGCTCGGTGGTTTGCAACGAAACGCCGCCATCGCGAATGATACCGTAAACATAGCAGAACTGCGGGCGGATCGAATTGAGCTTGCCAACAATCCCCGTCACATCGTAGGCAACGCACAACACTTCAGCCCACAAACTTTCTAATGCCTGCGGATCGGAGTCGTCTGCCTGCACCGCAAGCGCGATATCAACCGAAAATTGGAAGATCGCTGAGTTGATGATTGACTCTTGCTGGCGATTGGCCTTGACGAAACAGGCGGGCAGCTGGATCGCGTCGAAATTCTCTGCGGCGGTGACGGTGAGCGAGGTTCCGAGTTCGGCCTGGAGTGCTTGGATGAATGCGTCGGTGAGTGCCTTCTCAAGCGTGAGTGTCGTTGTTGCTGGCGGCTTGATTGGCTGAATTGGTTGCTGTGGTTCTGGAAAGAAAAGGCTCATTTGTTTACATCCTCCAGTTGGAAATCCACGCTCACGCCATCCTGTGCAAGCTCGGCACTCATCACTCGGAACGGCGCACCAGCCACCAGCACTCGATCGCCGAGTGAGATTGCCTGCGTCACCGAATTGTAGGGAGCCGTCAGCGTCATTGCCACCGAGCCGAAGAAGCCGCCATCTTGGAGTTGATTGTCGCGCCGGAATGTCGAGCGGTTGGCCGAAAACGCCTGCCCATTGAACGAGCAGGCGACTGGAAGCTCTGCGCTCACGGCGGCGAAATCGGATGCGAGAATATCGAGCAGGCTCACAACAAGGCGCGCGCGTCAAATCAAGTCACACTCTTTACAAAGGCGCTCGTATTCGCTGCCCTTCGTCGGCTTCTCTTTGCTGGTGTTGTGAGTCGCGTTGCTCCAATGGATCACATCGGCCTTGATTGGGTGCGTGTAGGGCGAGATATCCACTCCGCCGCAGTCGAAATAATTTGGGAGCGTAGAGTAGGCGATGCCGTGGCGTTGCAGCCCTTGGTGAATCGCCAGCATCGCTTCGTGCCAATCGCGCCCCGCCATCCCATCAGCGAGCATCCCGCGCAGCTTCTCAGCAACATCGACTGCGAATGCGCTGCCTTCAGAGACTCGCATCACCACAGGCGAGATCGTGGAAAGCCAGGGCGAAAAGGTGTAATCGGCCAAGTCAAGCTTGCAATTCACAGCGCAATCCATCTGAACCCATGTCCCGCCGTGGCGGTAGAGTGTTTCGAGTGCGAAATAATCGCTCCAATGCGCGAACGATCCGATGCCGCCATTTGGGATGTATGCGTGCGGGTTGCCTGCGAATCCGATTGGCTTGAGAATGTCCTTCGGCAGCGGCTTAACTTCGACGCCCTTCGGCACGCCTTCGACTTTGCCCTGTGTCCACAGCGTCACATCGTGGCCGTGGTTCGTGAGAAGGGTGAGAGTGAGTTTTTCCATCAAGCCCAGCTTGGGGCCGATCCATACAGAGTGGGTTGCGCTCATTGTCTTGCAAGAATTGTCAAGCCGTTGTTGTTTTCGTAATGCTCGAAAAGCTTCCAATGCTCGTTATCACGCATGAATTCCTGGATGGCGAGATTGATGCCGGGGCCGAAATCTTCACCACTCACACCGAAGGCGACGGTATCGTGAAAAACAATGTATTTTCTCGCTTGATTGCCATGCTTCTCCAGTTCGCCTTTGACTTGCGCGTAGGTGTGGAGCGTATCGACGAAGAGCATATCCGTTTCCTCGATCGTTGGCGCATCAAGTGTCGAACCGTGCGCAAATGTCCAGTCGATTTCAATGTGTGGACGGATGCTGGCAAAGAGATTGTAAGGATCGCCGAGATCGTAGCTGCGCAGAGTTGCGCGACTTTTGTTGGACAGGCCGTGCATGAATGCGAAGGTGCTCATGCCAGATCGCACGCCAAACTCTGTCACATGATTGCACTCACGGGCAAGTTGCGCGAGTCGCAGC